CTGATCCTCGTAGAGGTCAACGGCTTCCCGCTTCGTGATGACTATGGTGTTGGCTGGAGAGTGCTTTGAGCAAGCGTAACTACTATGTCTACGCCTACCGCATCGATGGCGATATGGCTTATGTCGGGAAGGGAACAGGCAAACGCGCTTGGGAACATCTTCGCCGCGCTCGAAACCCAATCCTGCGCCAACGCATCGCATCCGCAAACTCGGTAACTGTTCGCGTCGTATCGCGCGGCCTGACAGAGCCTGAGGCGTTTAGACTGGAGCGTCGGTGCATCAATAAATGGCGCGCTACACTGAGCAACCTCACACAAGGCACTAGAACACAGACTGAAGCCTTGTGGCATGACTGCCTAAACGATCTACAGAACAACTTCATTAGCTATGGCGTAGCTGTGGTGAGCACAAACGGTTCTCGGTATGATTTGCAGAGTGGATCTATAGTGGCCGATACCATTGCGCTGCGTGTTCGCAACCTTGCTTGGCTCAAACGACAGATGCGTTCGATCATGCGGATGTTGGAAGCGGAAGACCCGAGTTTGATTTAATGGCTGAGAAAACTCCAAAATCAAAACGCGGTGGTCCTCGACCCGGTTCTGGCAGGCCAAAAGGCGTCAAAAACCAAACCACAATCATGAAAGAGGAGCTTCACAAGGAGGTCCTCTCGCGCGCCATTCAGGACGATACGACACCGCTCGAAGTCATGCTGAACATCATGCGCGATCCAGAGTCTGAAATGTCCATGCGGTTTGAAGCAGCCAAGGCGGCAGCGCCTTACGTGCACCCGCGTTTGTCTCAAGTCGATTCAACGGTGACCCAGAACGTGCACTTCACGATATCCGACGAGCCGATGACCGACGAAGAATGGGAAGCTGAGTATGGAGAAAAGGACTCTGTGGAGACCCCAGCGCGGCCCGCAGGCAGCCTTAATTAAGTGCCCGGCCCGCGAAGTCCTGTTCGGCGGAGCGAGAGGTGGAGGCAAGACAGACGGAAGCATTGGCAAGGCAGCGATACGGCAGAAGATGCTCGGGTCGATCTTCAACAAGGTAATTTTCCGCCAGGAGATGCCGCAAGCGGACGACATGATCGAGCGGGCGCAGGACATACTTTGTCCGATTGGTGCGAGCTTCAACAAGGTCCAGTCTCAGTTCACGTTTCCCGCTGGCGGTCGATTGCGTTTCAGACCACTTGAGAGCGCCAGGGACGCGCAGAAGTATCAGGGCCAGAACCTCACTGACGTGGATATTGACGAGGCTGGCAACTATCACATGCCCGATGCCATCGACAAGATGTGGGGTGCTCTGCGCGGTGCGAACGTCAAGATGACGCTGCTCGCCAACCCCGGCGGACCTGGGGCAACGTGGATCAAGGAGCGGTTCGAGATCGACACCAATCCACGTGGGATGAAGATACTGAACCACAGCCTGCCGAACGGTGCGATTCACACGCGCTGTTTCATCCCGTCCAAGGTGACGGACAACAAGGCGCTGCTGGCGAACGACCCTGACTATGTAAACCGCCTTTATCTCGTCGGCTCAAAGGAATTGGTCAGGGCGTGGCTTGAAGGCGACTGGAACGCCATTGACGGCGCGTTCTTCGATTGCTGGTCTCCCAAGCTGGTCATCAGCCCGTTCGAGATACCCAAGGACTGGCATAAGTTCAGGTCTTTCGATTGGGGATCTGCTGCGCCCTTCTCGTGTGGATTCTGGGCGGTCGCTGGTGATGACCTGCAAAGACCAGAGGGCGTTATCCCGAGGGGCGCGCTGATCCGGTTCAAGGAATGGTACGGGTCAAGCGCGCCCAACAAGGGCTTGAAACTGACGATCGAGGAAGTGGCGTCAGGCATCAAGCAGATGTCGGAAGACCATACATACACAGGCTGCGTGGCTGACCCGGCTATCTTTGCTGAAGACGGTGGCCCAAGCCGCGCCGAGATATTCCGCAGGGCAGGCGTCATCTTCAAGCCAGCAGACAACAAGCGGGTTGCCCGCAATGGTGCAATGGGCGGCTGGGATGAGATGCGCCAGCGGATGATCGGCAATGACCGTCCGATGCTCTACTGCACCACGCTTTGCAAGGACTCGATCCGCACGATCCCGACCTTGCCGCATGACCAAAAGAGGCCGGAAGACCTGGACTCAAACTCTGAAGACCACGCAGCGGACGAATGGCGATACGCCTGCATGTCTCGTCCCTGGATAGCAGGCAAGCGGCCTGCCGACCGGAAGCCGGGCTTCAGTGACTACAAATCCACGAGTAACGGAAGTGGCGATTCATGGCGAGTATGACCGAACCGAAGCCCGATGAAGGCCAGGACGAGCCTGAGTTCAAGGGCCGTGGTATCGAAACCTACAAGCGCTGGTTCCGCAACTCGGAGGAAGCGCACGCGCCTGCCCGCAAGCTGGCGCACCGTGACCGTGACTGGTACGACAACTTTGATGACGACCAGTGGGACGAGACTGAGAAGGCAATCCTGCGCAAGCGTGGCCAGCCCATCGTCACGTCCAACAGGATCAAGCGCAAGGTCAACTTCCTGTGCGGTATCGAGCAGAAGCAGCGCTCTGACCCAAGAGCATTCCCGCGCCAGCCTGAGAACGAGGAGCAGGCAGCGGTTGTCACTGACGTGCTGGACTACATCGAGACAGAGACGCGGTTTGATAAGGTTGCCACGAATGCGTTCAGGAACCTGTGCGTTGAGGGCATCCAGATCGTTGAAGTCATGTTTGATGACGACATCGAATGCCGCATGGTCGATTATGACCAGTACTTCTATGATCCGCGGTCCAAAGATGCGGACTTCTCTGACGCCAGATACCAAGGCTATGGCGACTGGTTTGACCTTGAAGATGCCAAGGAGATGTTTCCCAGCGAGGAAGCGCAGGCATTCCTTGACGGATCGCTCACTCAGGTTGGCAATATGGACGAGGGCCACGAAGACAAGCCTGGACATCACTGGGGTGATGCTACACGCCAGCGGGTGCGCGTTTGCTGCGTCTACTGGAAACAGGGCAAGGTCTGGAACTACACGTATTTCACCGGGGCAGGCGTGCTTGAGGAAGGCGTCTCGAAATACCTCGATGAGGATGGCGAACCGGCTTGTGCGTTAATTGCGGCAAGCTGCTACGTCACCCGGGAAAATGAGCGTTACGGCACGGTACGTGACCTGATCAGCCCGCAATCGGAGATGAACTATCGCCGGTCGATGGCGCTGAACCTGATGAAGAACCGGCGCATGTGGGGAATGCAGGGTGTGTTCGCGCCTGACCAGAACCCGAAGGAAGAGATTGCCCGCCCTGATGGACTGCTGATTGTCAACGGATCGATTGGTAAGGAATGGGGGTTCATTGAGAGCCAGTCCGAGATATCGAACAATTTCGAGCTGTTGCAGGAAGCCAAGAGCGAGATCGACGTGCACGGGCCGAACGCAGGCTTGCAGGGACGTGGCACAGAAGACCAGTCTGGTAGAGCAATTGCCTTGCAGCAGAACGCAGGCATGGCCGAAGAGAACACGCTGTTCGATACGCACAATGACTGGAAGCTGCGGGTTTACCGCGCGATGTGGGCAAGGGCGAAGCAGTTCTGGACCGAGGAAGATTACCTTCGGGTGACGGATGAGGATTCGCCAGGCGGTGCACGGTTCACACCGATCAACTCGATGCAGCCTGTCATGGCTCCTGTTGCCGGACCTGATGGCCAGCCAATGCAGGGACCAGACGGCCAACCACAGATGCAGCCGCAGGTGGACCCGATGACGGGCCAGCCTCAGATGCAGATGAAGAACTCACTGGCTGAGATTGACGCAGACATCGTTCTGGAAGCCGCGCCGGACATGATCACGCTCCAGCATGAAGAGTTCCAGCAGTTAGCGCAGATGGCAGACAAAGGATTTCCTATCCCGCCTGACGTGTTGCTTGAAGCCAGCCAGATCAAGGACAAGCGCAAGTTGATTAAGCGCCTGCAGGAAGAGATGGGCGCACAGGCCAAACTGCAACAGGCGGGCCAGCAGATGGAAGAGATGCAGAAGGCCATGCAGCAGATGCAACAGCAGATGCAGCAAAAGCCGCCAGAGCCAACGAGTGCGCTGGATCAGGCCCGCATACAGGACATGGTAGCCAAGGCGATGCGTGAGGAACGCAAGCTGGCACTGGAAGAGGCGAAAGCCGGTCCACAGATGGCCAAGGACCGTGCGCAGGCAACTGCCACAATGATCAATGCGACGAAGCCGGACCCGGCTCCGCAACAACCGCGCAAATAAGTTTTCCCGCAAGGGATGAACACCGCCGCCGGGTGATTTTCGGGCGTATCAGGCCGCCGCTGTTCGGGCGTGGAGCGACGAATTATGAGTGAGACAAAGGATTTCCTAGACGAAGACTTCATGGCTGACGAAGCCCCGGCAGAAGCTATCGAGCAGGCCCCTGAGCCAGTGGAGGACGCCTCGAAAGGGCCGACCCGTGGACCAGATGGCAAGTTCGTAAAGGCCGAAGCTGAGGCGCAAGCAAGCCAAGTCGAACAGGGCGCTAAAACAGCCGTCGAAGCAGACGGTTATTCATCCGAGCCGCCATCGGATGAACACGGAACCCAAGTACCACTGTCAGTGGTCCAGGCATTGCGCAAGGAGCTTCAGGAGCTGAAGTCCCGGCAAGGCACGGGCCAATCCCCCCAAACCAAGGGCCCGGAGTTCGCCGGTCCGCAGTTTGAATTTGAAGACGATCCGCAAGGCTACACACAGGGCAGTCTGTCCCAGATGAAGATGCAGATGAGCGCATTCATGGCATCTCAATCAACATCTGAGGCAGAAGTCCAGCAGGCATGGGCTGATTTCGATCAGGCTTGCGCAAACGATCCCCAAGTCAGTGCGTACAGCTATTCACTGGTCAACCATCCTCATCCGATGGGCGAGGTTGTGAAGTGGCACAAGCAGCAAGCCGAAGTCAAAGCCATCCAGTCCGCAGGGGGTCTCGAAGCCCTTAAAGCGCAGTGGCTGGCAGAGGCAACAGGTCAGCCTGCCGTGCAGTCAAACGGAAATGCCAAACCCAACACGCCGCCGTCACTGGCACGTGGCGGGGCTGGTGCAAGTTCTTCAGACACACCTGCGGATGGAGATGCTTTCGACGCCCTGTTCAAATAACAGGAAATAGGAAATGGCCTATACGACCCCAGCCACCGAGCTGGTCCTCAAGAAGTGGGAAACAAACTACTTCAAAGAGTTCGTTCGTGAGAGCGGATTCATGCCCTATATGGGCGCTGGTCCAAACAACCCAATTGTGGTTAAGCGCGACCTCATCAAAGGCGGGCAGGTTATCACCATCCCGCTGGTTACAGCCCTTTCAGGCACCAATACCGGCACGGGTACGCTGGTTGCAAACGAGATGCAGCTTGGCAACTCCGGGTATGACCTGAAGCCCTACTGGCACCGCTATGCCGTCGCGATCAAGAAGTCCGACGAGCAGAACTCTGTCATCGACCTCCTGAACGCATCCAAGGACATGCTGAAGGTTCGCGACATGGACGACATGCGCGATTCCGTCATCAATGCGCTTGGCTCTGTAGTCGAGGCATCCGGCTCTTATACGGATGATCCAGGCCATGCCAAGGAAGTGTTCTTTGCTGACGCCACAGCGGCCCAGAAGAACGCCTGGGCGGCAGCTAACCAGTACCGGATACTGTTTGGTAACGCGGAAGCCAACTACAACGCCACGTTTGCAACAGGCTCGGCAACCGTTGACGGCACGAACGACAAGTTCACCGTTGAGAGTTCCCGCCTCCTGAAGCGCATGGCCCGTCGTCGGTTCCGTATCGACAAGGGCGATTCCATCGACCTGCCATCGATCCGCCCGCTTCGCACCGGTACGCAGGGCCGTGAGTATTTCGTCGCCTTCCACGGTGTCGAGACGTTCGCCAACCTGAAAACGGCGATGGACACAATCAACCTTGATGGCCGTCCGCGTGATGTCGAAAGCAACCCGATCTTCCAGGATGGGGATCTGGTCATTGACGGTGTTGTGCACCGTGAAATCCCTGAGATTAGCGGTTACGGCAATATCGGTAATTCCAGCGCAGCGGTCTATCCGGTGTACTTCATGGGCGCTCAGGCGCTTGGCTGTGCATGGGGCCAGACCACGAAGTCAACGAAACGCAATGAGGACGATTATGGCTTCATCAAAGGCGTTGGCGTCGAGTCGCTCTGGTCAGTCGAGAAACTTCGTTACAACGGCCTTGATCACGGGATGATCACCGGCCTGTTTGCTGCATCGTAAGGGAGGGATAGAAAATGTCTCAAGCACGCAAATACCACACACAGCAGGTGCACTATATCGACGCCACGCTGAACTTTGACAGCGGTGTCGTCACGATTGGCACGGTTCCGTCTGGCTCGGTCATTTTCAAGCCGATTAGCGGCGCGAATGTGAACGTGGCTTTCAATGCCGGTACGAACAACCTGATCGATATCGGCACCACGGCAAATGATGACCTGTATGCCACAGACCTTGCGGGAGGCACGATTGCATTCGTTCCGCTCGATGAGGCTGTCACGCAGGTGCTCGCAGCGGACACCACGTTCACTGCGACGTATGCGCAGACCGGCACAGCGGCTTCCGCTGGTTCGGCCCGCGTTATTATCAGCTACATCCCATAATGGAAACGCCCATGCGACTGGCAGTCCTGACGCCTAGCCTGACGGGCCAGGTGCATCTTGAACATGCTGAGAGCATGGGCGACCTCCGGGTTGAGTGCATCCGGCGCGGCGTGTACATGAAACGGTTCTTTAACAAGGGGTGCTCTGTGCTTCCGAAGAACCGCAACGTGCTCACCGCTGCGGCGCTTGCGTTCAATGCCGATTGGATTCTCTGGGTCGATGGCGATATTGCTTTCGATGCCAAGGACGTGTTCCGCCTGATCGGACACGATAAGGATATCATTGCAGGCGCGCCGCAGCGCCGCACGAAGGCTTGGGGTGAGGGTGGGACAGTTGCCTGCAATACCGGCACGAGTGCACCAGTGCGCGGCCCTGACGGCCTTGTGAAAGCACAAGGGGTGGCAACGGCATTCATGTTGGTTCGCGCTTCTGTATGCCTTGATATGGTGGAGAGCGGCAAAGCGCCAGCCTACGAGACACGCGATGCAGGCCCGACCGTCACGGCGAAGCTTCATAAATGGTTCTGGTACGAGATTGACGAGGCCGGGTTTGACGTTGGCGAGGATTACTATTTTTGCCGCCGGGCCGCCGAGATGGGCGTTGAAAGCTGGGTCGATCCGGATGTCCGCCTGCGCCACTTTGAGGGCATGGTTGAACATTCCCTGACACTGGCGGACGTCATGAACGCACTGGAGGCAGCCAATGGCCGTTGATCAAGCCGGGCTTGTGGCCCGCGTCCTGCTTTACCTGAACGTCACTATCGGCGGCGAAACGCCATCGACCGAGGATGACGCCACAGTCGATCTGGCGATTGCTGAAATCATGGCAGAGCTGGAAGAGAAGAAGCTGGCCTATTGGGCCGTCTCTGCCATCCCTGAGAGCGTAGCGCGGGGCATGACCATCATGGTTGGTGCCAATTGCGCAACCTCGTTTATGTCGCTTAGCGAGTCCGCCCAATACATTGCTGCCAAACGCTCTGGCGAAGCCCTGATACGCGAAATCATCGCGCAGGGGTCAGACCACGAGACCACACCACACATTTACTTCTAGGAGACGACCGATGGCAGTATTTCGCTACGAAGGGCCTTGGGATGCGCGGGATATCTG